ATCCCCGCATCTTTTTCTTGTTCAGACCTTTTCCCGTTTGGGCAACCACCGTGAGGAGGCACCGAATAAGGAGTCAATCGGAACGCGCTTAAAGCGGATTAATTTCCGCGAAAAGCGTCCATCAAGACGTTCCGAGCCCTTGGCTGTGTGCACTAAGGCACGTACCAATTGCTCCCAGCCCCCACACATCGACGAGTCCGCTCGCGTTTCTATAACGCGACACTTGACTTGCTGATGCATCAGAGCGTCGGAAGACGTAACCCGCAAAGAAAGGTGCGGGCCAATACCCATTAACTGGGCATTCACTACAGCTGGGTGAGAAATCCAGCCGAGTACCTCAGAACCTTCGCAAACGGCAGGAAATTCGCCGTGGCGCGATTCAAGGATCGTCTTCAAAACCCTCGCAGTCTGCACGAACCCTGCACTTCGCAGGTTATGGTGCATAGCGAATACCGAACATAAATCATTCGGGTCCTGACTGTCGAAAAACCGGCTTTTAAGCCGTTGGGGCGTCACATTCGTTCCTTTGAATGCGTCTAGACCACAAGACTCGCGAAAGTGCCCCTGTACGAAGGATTTCCCTTGGTTGAATTTCAAACCAAATTTTGGGAAAAGCTCGAAAAGAGAGGCTACGTGCTGTGTTTCGACGATAATATCGTCTCCATACACGTAAATTTCCTTCGCTAGCGCCTTAACTGGCCTAGCAGTCCTCACGTGCATGCACGCGAGTCCAAGTGCGTAATGTACAACAGACATGATGGGAAAGCATAATGAGCTCCCCATCGGCGCGAACTTCTTCGCATCCAAGACACCTCCGTCAGGAAGACGGATTTGCGGTGTCGATAATGCCTGTAGACAAGCTGACAGCTTCGGCACTCTGAAGAATAACTTCTCAACAAGTGCTTTACTAATTCTGTCAGAAGCCTCCTTCATGTCGAGCGTCGCATAGCGGCGATCTAATGAGGAAGACCAGGCTAGATCACGATTCACCTCCTGGTTACGAAAGTTTACGTGACCCCTTGTAAGGGGGTGACTCTCCATATGTGTACGGAGAGCATCTCCTAACCCTTGTTGGAGGAACATGTATTCCTGCTCCTCCATACATATGATGCGTGGCCCCCTTGAATCTTTAGGGACCAAGCGCAGCACACTCGCAGCAGCCTCATAACGAGGCATGGCGCGGTACGCGTCGGCCCGATCCAACAAGTGATCACTACCCACGAAGAAATATCTGTAATACGGATACTGTTCGTGAACTACACGGTAGTGTCGAAGCGGCTCATATCTCTGGGAACGATGTGTTCCAGATGCTGACGCACCTGGCCCGGGTCTCGGAACAATATCGCCAGGATCAAAATCCCGGAAAATAGCACCAAGCACAAAGCCAGCAATGCGTACAATGAGCCCTTGTTCCCGGTCAAGGTTTTCACAATGCGTGAGTTCTTGATCGACTTCGCAGAAGTCTTTAATGACTTTTGCGACAAGATCGGCTGGATAATCCGATTCAAGCTTGTACATAAAGTAACAAACTTGTCGTATTGCGCGCACAGCAATGCCGCACGCTGTATCCAAAAGTACACCATTCTCATCGAAGATCTCCTTGAACCAAATCCGCATAAAAGCGGGTGTGGTTCTCCCTTTCTCCTTTTTAAAAAAGGATACTGGGGTGAAGGTCCCAGTCTCTAGCGCACTTTCAAAGTGCTTACCTAGAGCTGGGAGTGTTTTCGTGAGGATCGAGTCCCCCTCAGACCGAACACGGCCTAAAAGATAGGCCCGGTCCAGTGAAGACTCCTTACGGTTGTACTTCGGGTGCATTCCCTCCAGATCGTCGAAGATCCGGAGGAAAATACACAGGTAGGTGGATATCTCAGACATTTCAGGTCTCCCTTTCTCGGGTTTCCATACTGTGTACTAGAGGTCTCCGTTAGTTCCCACCAATGAGGAGCTGATCCACGTTAGCCGGCGCGCCGAGAAACTCGGCAAGCATTTCGGCTTGCTTTTTCACCTGTGCGTCAGTCGCGCCTTTTGCGCGTGTGATCACAGCATGGGCCGTTGTGGTGCAGGCAATGCCTGCAGTATCATACTCCGTGAACGACAACGACACAAGGTGTCGGTTAGCCTTCGTCAACTTTTTATCATCAAGCGTATGCTTAATGGTTAAAGCGGACTGAGATGCGGAAGAAACGCCTGCCGTAGTTTCACGACGGACAGAATCCATACCGTTTCTCGAGACTAAAGTATACGCACGAGGCGCAACTCCGTCGTTAAGGGTGATCACATCGGTCAACATAAGTACCTCCTATATTCACTAGCTATCGTGCTAGGATGTTACGCGGCATCATTGCCGACTCATTCTCGCCACCATGGCAAGGACGAACGCGCCTTATGGGCGCTTCATCATGGTACGGACCATTGCTAACCCTGT